CCCTTCCGTGCGTCGGCTACCCCGTGAGTGCCTCGCCAGCGTCATCCCGGCGCTCACGGGCGCGGCGCGCGGCTTGATCCCCCAAGGTCGAAAACGCGCGCCGCATCTTTCATAAAAACCGAGGACAAAGCAGATGCTTCCGTTACTGACGATCACTATCATCATCGGCGCCAGCATGGTGCTGAGCGCCGCCATCGTCGGCGCGATTCTGGTCATTCAAATCCATGAGGGGGAATAGCTGCACCAATGAGCAACATCTACGCCGAAGCCGAGCGTGATAAGATCACGCGCGCGGTGACGTTCTCGCAATCGATCGAGCAGCGGCTTGATGTGTTGATCCGAGAGTGCAACACCAACCGGCTCGATCGGTTGGGTTATGCGACTGACATGTACCGCATCGAGCAAGCGCTCAAACGTATCGAAGACCGATTACGGCGCCCGCTGTGGAAAAAGCTATTAGGTTGGAGTTGACGGCTTAAGCTCGCTGAGCGCACGCCGTCCGGTCATCACCAAGACCAATTGAAAGATCGAAGTGAGCCATTCGGGACTACCGCCGCCGGTACCCGGCACCGTGGTGACGAACTGATCCAGCAGCACCACAATAATGCCTGCGATGCACAGCGCATAGGTTTTCCAGCCGTCTGTTGCGGCGAGCACTTTTTTAAACGCTTCTTTGTCCATCTGGTCAGCTTACTTTGATCAGCAAATTGCACGCCTTATACTTCTTCAACAAAAACAATAGCCTCAATGTCCTGTAAAAGCAAATCCGCCTCCTTTCTGAGTTCAACTTCGACCCTGTTCACCGGACCATAGTGGGCTCGCAAATAGCGCAGCACCAGCGCGGTAGACTCCACCGCGAATTGCGGCGCGTTCTTGCAGAGTTCTTGAAACTCATAGCCCACGCCGCTGCCGTAGCTCTGCCACTCAGAAGTCGAGCAACTCACGTCGTCATCGAATAAATCTATTCCCGACTGCTGCACCCGGCCCATCGCCGTGTATTCGTCCATCAAACGATCCACGTCGGACGAGCACGCGCTGGCGTTGTAGCTCGTCTGAAATAACCCCGCCTCGCATGTTTCCGCCTGGACGTTGTCGGCACTTAGATCGCGCCCCTCGCAGTAGCGGCCGGAAGACTCTCGCATCCCCATACCGATCATGAACGCAAACAGATGCCGCAGCGTATCGACGCCGTCCTTAGAGTTATCCATACGCAAGTCTTTGAATTGTTCCGCGTACCACGACAGCACATCGTGCGCCGGGTCGCCGCGGTCCTTCTGGGCGATCGTTTGCGCCACCGGGTCGCCCGCGTACAGCTTGCGCAGCATCACCGCATAGGCGAACGCCATGCCCTGTATATAGCCGCTAGGCGCCGCGCCGCGCTCTGACCAGTAGTACGAGGCGACTTCGGACGCCAAAGCGGCGTCGCAAATATCGCTCACCACGGCCGCCCGTAGGGGCTCCAGAGGGGGCGGCGGATAAACGGGTAAGTCATAATCCTCGTTAAGCTCTGCCCATGTGGCCGGGCCAACGACGCCATCGACGCTCAACCCCTTGCGCTCTTGATAGGATTCGACCGCGCGCTCTGTCTTGGCGCCGAATTCGCCGTCCACGGGCAGCACATCTAAGTACGTTTGCACCCATTCGACGCTGGCGCCGCGGTCGCCCGCGCCCACAGTCGGCGGCGGTTGCTCCAACGGCGGCGCCGGGGGACGCTCTGGCCGCGGCGGTCCGCTGGTAATCTCTTCGCCAACAACGGTTTCCGCAATCGCCTCGCACATCGCCTTGAAATGCTTGGCGTAAAGATCCGTATCGGCGGCGGAATCGCAAAAAAAGCACTCCAAAAGTATGCTTGGTTCCTCGCAGCCGTTGAGGAAGGCTAAATCTGTTCTCTTTTTACCCCCTCTGTTTATAAATTTTGCTGCATTCGCAATGGCTTGCGACACGTCGTGCGCAAGTTGCTGCTGCGTCAGGTATAAAACCTCGCACCCCATGGGGGCGGTGGTACTCTGATACGCATTGAGGTGGACCGATATATCTACGTCCCTTGTCTGTGAATTATGGAAATCAACAATACGGGATAAGTTCTGGCTCTGCGACGTAGAAACAGTATCCGTGTACGTCACGACTTCGGCGCCCGCCTTGCGCATGGCGTCCGCGGTGGCGTTCATGATCTTGATCGCTTCGTCCACTTCGTCCACGTATCCGCTGGCGCCGCGGATTTTGGTGCCGTGACCCGAGCTAATGACGATCTTCATTCTGTCTCCTGTTGCGCTTTGTTGAACAGGGTGCGGACCTCGTCGCAATCCTCACGAACCCCGATAAATTTGCCATCGCCCGTGAAAATTAAACACGACACCTTACCAGCAAAGTGTGTCTCTTCTTCGCGCCGCGCGCGGATGCTGATAATTTCGCTGGGATTGAGCAATATTTCCTGCCCGTCCGGCGAGTGAAGCAAGACTAAATGCAGCGCAAAGACACTTGGGTCCATCACATCCTCACCGGAAGATATAGACACAGCGGCGCAGGACGCTCGCCCGGCGACGACCACGAATTCACCCGATGCAAGCAAACGTGGCATTGCTCGTCTTGCGACGGCTTCATTTTATCGCGGGTGAAGAAGTACGTGGCGCCCGCATAATCGCGATATTCAAAGCCGCCGTTGTTGGCAACGATGCGCTCGCAGGCAATCGGATGGCAGTCGTGATTGCCGCAGCAATTCTTGTCGTAAGCCCAACCCGCAGGCGCGTCATGCGGCCATACGCTCGTGATCAATACCAAGATCAGCACCGCCGCCACAAACACGACGCTGATCCAAATGACGGTCGAAGCGAAGCGGTCAGACAAAGGCCGCTCGCATTACTGGCCGTTTTTGCCGCGGCTGTCGCGGTAGCTATTGACGGCAAAAGCGAAGCCCTGTGCACTGCCGACGAAAGCTGTATGAAAGTAAATTTGCCCCAATGTATTGGTGGGCGGCCCATCACCTGCCCATGCCTGCTGACAGCCAACATTAATCTCACATTCGGTTTGTATAATGTAAAACGATGAGAAATTAGATGGTGCAGCGCCCGTGTAGGCCGTGCCCAAATAGGTATTACAGCCAGAACCCCCCGGGCTCGTACCACCGGCGACACATCGGCCATAGATATGCGGCACAACGGAGATACCTGTTGGCACTCCCGGCACTCCGAGTCCCAAAGACAAATTCGTAACAAGGTAATCTACCGCACCCGTTCCGGGAGGATAAGAAACCCCAACAAAATTAGCATTAGCCGTGAAATAAACATCGTCGTTTATTTGTTGAAATGAATAAATGTGATTTGAGCTATTCACATAAAAAGAGCCGATACGGCGCACTTTCGTATCGGTAATCAGTGTCGGCCGGTTAGCACACGTTGCCAAGCTATCGAAGTAATAATCCGGCGTGCCGCCGTTGTTGGCCATGCAGACGTGATACCACTGACTCGCCGCAACAGTGAGCCCATTACCCATGCCGCCATGGCCGCTGCCCGCGGCCCAAGAGCCGGAAATCGTCTTGGTGAAAGCAGTGCTCACGTTCGCCATAACGGCATTGGTACTGTCGGTCGCCACGCAAGGCGAAATATCGAGGACGGTGAACGGCGTTGTGGCATCATTCGCTAGAATGCAACCGGCGAGATAAAACGGTATGACGGGCGACGTGCCATGGATCGTAATGTTCGGACTGGCAGTGCCGACACTAATGCCAGTGGCAGCGTCGCCGACGATGTTCAGCGGCCCGGCGATGCTGTTGAGCGATGATACGGCGCCTGCCGAAAATAATTGCCAGATAATATCCGACGTGCCGATCGCACTCAGGCTTGCGGTTTGCACCCATGCGGTATTCAGTAACGTCGCACCCGCAATGGTAAAAACATAGGTACCAGTGGAAATTGCACTCGCACCCGAACCAATGGTGTTGGCGTCAGTGGCGCGGGTCAAGACGAAGGCAACCAATCCGGTGCCGACCGTGGTAACCGTATAGATACCGTTGTTGGCGGCAGTGCCTTCGTTTTTGACCAAGATGCGATCGTTCAAGGCGACGTTAACGCCATCGACCTGTAAGACGCCCGGCGTTGTGCCCTGCAAAGTCGCACCGACGCCCGCCGCGCCATTGGCGTAAGTGGCAGACGGCGTCAACGCCGTGGTCGTCGCCAAGCGCACCGAAGCGTGCGGCGATAAGCCCGCCGCGCTTTGATCCACGTAAGTCTTATTCGCCACATCGGTGCCGGATAGCGGCGCTGGCATGCCGGTAATGGTGCCGCCGGTGATGTTCACGGCGCTGTTTTGCTGACTCGCCATCGAGCCCAGCGTAAAGGTCCAGCTTGGCGGCGCACTCGGGCCATTGCCTATTTGCACGGTATTTGCAGGCGGATAGCCGGGAAATTGCGCTTGTGCGCCCGGCATCAGAGCGATCAGCGCCGCCAGCGCCAGCAAACACAGGTTGCGTAAATAAAAGCGTATCATTCGCGCCACCATCCGCTGTTAACGCCGTCATTGGCTGGCGTTAGCGCGATGGCCTGTCCGCTGATATTGAGCGACAGCGCCGCACTAAAGCCGTCAATGGTTTCGCCCGCCGCGGGCGCAATGGTGACCGGATTGGTGGACGCTTGCATGCCGACATCCTTGAACGTCATCGGCACACCATCGCGCGTCGCAAACGGCGGCAACGTGATCGTCGTCGGCGTCGTCAGATTCAAATGCAAAATCTGATCGGTCGGACTGATGACCACGGGACCGGCCGTGATCGACCGTTGCGTACGCACCCCGCCAAACCCCAAACTGCCCAACGGCGCCAGATAATAACTTTGCACCACGGAGTCATAGACCGCGACATAATCCGTGGTCATATCCACCGGCAACGGAACTTGCACGCCAAGCTGGCTATAGCCCAAACTCACCGTCCAGATGCCATTGGCCTTTTGTAGCGCAATGCCGCCGGTGGATTTGACCAAGCTGGGAAACGGCGCCCCGACATTGACGCGAATATTTGCGGGTAGAGTCATTTCTCAAGCCTCATAGCGATACGCCCCCATAAAGCATCGGCAACAGCGCGATGAAAACCTGCCTTGTATTCTGCGAATCGGTCATGCTCAGCGCCGCCCCATAGGTGCGATGATTCAGCTTGCGCATTTGCCATTCCGGAATCTGGATTTGCAGCATGCCGGTGCCGGTCATTGTCAGGCCATTGCCCAGACTGGCCGAAAGCACCACTGCGTAATCAAAGTTGCCTTGCCAATCCCACGCCCCCGTATAAGCGTAATCAAAATCATGCGATTTTTTCAGGCGGCGAATTTCAAACTGAAAGGTATTGCCGATTTGCACCACCAATTGTCCGGTCGCGGGCGCGTAACTGGTAATATATCCCGTCATGGTATTCTGACCGGGAATCGGTGCCGCCGAGGCTGGCAAGAACACGGTGGAATCTTCCGTCACGTAAGGTGTGCCGGTGGTGGTGATATACGGTGTCGGTGGCGGCCCGAACGGTCCAGAAATCGCAATACCGCCGGGCGCGTTGGCAATGCTGACCGGATCACCCGGCATGAACGGCAGACCGGGATCAACCACCAGCGACACGGATTGGAGTTCATCACCGATCGGATAATCGGGAATGGTTAATTGCGTATGCGATAGGCTGATATACGGCCCATCGGTTACCATCCAGAGATTATTTGTATAACTCCCCGGAAGGACGCGGGTGACACCCGACATATCCAGCGCATCGCCGGTGTCGTCGTCAAACAACGCCACCGTGAGCAGTAAATCCTCACGGTTGGTAAACTCTGGAAGGTAGACCGGATAAGCGTACATCTTTTAGCTTGCACCTACTGTTTCATGTACCAAGTCACCAGCGCAAACGGCCCCAGATTGGAAAACGGCACCGACACCGCGGGCGACCCTTGGCCGCCGGATGCCGCCGTTCCAGTGCCGCTGCCAGTCATCGACAAACTGCCCGAGTTTCCCGTGTTAGTTGATAGGCTGGAACCGACGCCACCGGTACTCAGGCTGAAGCCGCTGCCGCCCCAATTGACGAACTCCGCACCGGAGCCCGTAGGGTGACTATGATTGGCGCCAGCAACACTAACCGATGTTGATACATTGAAATTCACGTTCGGCAGGCTTGCCTGTAAGATCGTGGTAGACGCTGTCTGATTGGCCACACCGCCGGTCGCGCCCGGCGTGTCCGGCGTATCACCGCTCGACGTGATATTGCTGCCCGCCAAAAGCCCGGCGCACGCTGTTGCCATGCAGTCACGGCCCACCGCCATACGGCCGCGCATGTCAGGCAGGGTGATTTGCTTGTCGTTGCTCCAATCGGCCTGCGCGCTGCCGCCGCGGCCGCCCGGCACCGGGCAATGCGAATCAGGACAGTTCTGCCAGAGATAAATAAACAAATTCTGCACGTCGTTATTTTCGCGCTGCGACGCTCCCGAAGTCGGCGGCCCAATGGTCTGGCCGTTGAGAATCACCCATGTGCCTGGATATTGCTCCCCACTTAATCGCGCCTTGATATCGCCGATTTGCGCCACCGCACTCGGATCGATGCTTGGTCCGCCACCACCGCCGCCACCGCCGCCGGGCGCGCCGAGCGCCTGCAACGTCGTGTCTACCTGCACCACCCCGCCCGCATCGGTCAGCCGCACATGCACCGGCCCGGCGGATAGCCAATGAAGAGGTACGCGGCCCGACGCATCGCAGGTCATTGGATTCGGCGCCGGAATGGTCAGACCGTAATCCTGAAAGACTTGCTGCGGCTGCGCCACCGTACCGGCGACATAGAAGTAAACCAAGCACCCGTTCAGCGGCGAACCGTTGCCCGACTTGTCGAATTGCTGCACCAACGCCAGCGGCGTCGTGCCTTGCGCCAACGCGGGCGCAGCGCCGCAGGCGAGCGCCAAGCCGAACAAAAGCCGAACGAAAGTTTTCATCGACAAGCCCTTGTCAACGGGGTGTAGAGTGTGGTAGGACATAAACCATGAGCGACATCACCGAGCAAACACTGCGCGATTTGGACATTCGTGAAAAACTCGCGCATATCGATCAAATGCTTGCCGATCATGACCGCACCCGGCAGGAAATCTATTACGCGCCGTGGCAAGTCATGGTCAGCGGCATGACCGCTGGCGCCGCGCTGTTCGCCGCCGGAATCGCCTTCATCAAAATACTGCACTAGAGCATGCGTAGCTTCTTCTTCTGGCTTTACGTGTTTTGCTTTCTGATCGTCGGCGGCGAGTGGTGCTTCGCTATCGTCCTAAGCTTCGCCGTGTTCCGCGATTATTATCTTTACGGGGACTAACATGACCTATCTGGATTATGCCGTCTATCTAGCCGAAATCGGCTGGGCGGCGGTGATCACTGATCGGATACTGCGCGCCCACTTTCTGCCACGCATCTTCGGATTTTATTGGATGATCTTCATGTCGTTGATTTACGGCGTGTTTGCGCTAACCCACCCGTGGGGATTGTTCGTCGCCCTGTGTGGTTGGCCGCTGTATTGGCTATTCGGCCCGCGTGCCGCCGCTTAATGCCCCACCAAGCGGCGCCCCGCCCATGACGCCCGGCGGCAGCGCCGGTACTTGCCGCGCCGCAGGCGGCGCTTGCTGTGTTGGCTCGCCTTGCATTTCTTGAAAGGTTGTACCGATGTATCGCAAATTGTGATCCAGATTGCGCGTTCTAATCACCAAGCGCGCCGCGTTGCGCGCGGTCGGGTTCTTCTCATAGGCTTGCACCGCGGTGGCATAATCACCCCACGCATTGTTGACAATCCGCAAGTCGCGGGCGGCCCGGCGGGCGGCGCGGGCACCCGGCAGCGCAGCACCAACCCGTTCACCGATGGCACGACCGGCGACGCCGCCCAACTGACTGCCGATACTGCCGATCACCGGGTGACCCGCCAAGGCACCGACGCCCGCGCCTATTGCATGCCCGAAAACAGCACCGGTCCAACCTAGCGCCCGTTGGCCGATGCGGTCCAACATACTCCGCACTTGCGTCGGCACCCCCACCGTTGATTTGCTGTGCAGGCTGCGGCGCAAATCGGCGTAAGCGCGCAGCATGTCGCGCTGCGGCGCCGTGTACATCACATTCGCCATACTATGACGCAGAAATTCGTCAATGTTGTTGGCCGCGTCCTCGTGATTGCCGGACTCGTTGAGCTTCTGGAAGTGCGCTTGCTGCACTTGGCCCCATTGCTCTGGATCGAGCATGCGCTGAAAGCGGCGCGCCATGGCGACGTTATCCGAGGTCGGCTTAAGAATATTAGCGCCGTAAATATTCTTCGCCACTTCTTCCGCTATGATTGGTTCGCGCGCTTCACCACCGACGATTTTTTCCATCGTCTTGCTGGTTGGATCACGTGAAAACCGGGTGAACTGCGTGCGAAAATCGGCATGCGCGGCGCGGGCGTCCTTCCACGCTTGAATGCCGCGCGGATCACCGCTGTACAAGCCGCGCTCGATGGCCTGATCGATACGCGAATCGAAAGCATCAATCACCGCTTGGCTGGCACGCAAATCCTCATAGCGACCACCACGCGCCGCCGCTGCGGCGCCGCGGCGCAATCCCATCAAGCTGCGGCGAATGCGATCGACCATTTCCAGCGGTAAGGCCGCGATCGTCTGCCCTTCGGGAATGCGTTGCCCAAGCCGCCGCGCCAGTGCTTCCGGCTGACGATTCAAATCATCGATCATTGCGTTTGCATACGGCGTCTGCGAGCGATCGATAATCACCCGCTCCGCGCCCGGCTCGACATTTTCCAAGACATCACGGCGAATGCCGCTGCCCATGCGACGAAAAACGCCAGCCTCGACTTGCGTGTCATAGTCGCGGGCGCGCGCGAATAGCGTATCGGTCAACTGATCGGCCCGCTGCGCTTGCTCTTGCACCGCCTGCTGGGCGACCTCGCCTGCTTCGCGCGGCGTTGGCACCGGCGGTTGCTCGCGGCGCTGCGGGTCAAGACCGCGCTGAACTTCCTGCGTTCTTGCCGCCAAGCTTTGCTCTTGCACGGCATCGAATGCCTGCACAGCTTTTTGCGCTTGCTCGCCTTCCATGCCTTGCCGCGCTCTGTTCTCCCATGCGAGTTGCACCGGATCGCCGCTGGCTTGGCCTTTAGAAAGAATCGTGCCCTCTTTCATCACCGGCGGTTCAACAAACTTGGGCGCCCGCGGCGCCAAAGGGCCAATCCTCGTTTCCGGCGCATAGAAGGAAGCAGCCGCTTCGGCCAGATTGCCGGTGAACTCACCAATCTGGTGCGCCGTCTGCGGCGGAGCACCAAGATTAAACGCGCCGCGTTCGGTGGCTTGGCCGATAGGCTGACCGACAACCGCATGGTAAAGAGCGCCCGGCAAGGAGCCCGCCCATTGCGCGGCGCCCCCGGCCATTTCACCGACGGCCCTGACTGACTCGGGCGCGAACGCTTCGCTGGCAAATTCGCCGAGCGAAGACAGCGAAGTTGGTAATGGCGCCGCCGGTTTGGGATGCCGAAACGATTCGTATAAGCGCTGCGCACCTTCACCGATGCGGCCCAATCCGGCACGGGCTTCTTCGGCCGCATAATGCGGAACGTTCGCCAGTGGAAACGGATCAATCGGCGTCGGCTGATAAACACTACCGAACGCATTGAGCGCCGCTTGCTGATCGGGCGCATCGAATTCGTAAGTCTTGCCGCCCGGCGTGGAAAATTCATAAACCGGCATTTATCGCACCCGCATCTTCACGCCGGGATGGCCCGGAACATCTTGAAAGTCGCCACCGCCTGCGGGCGCCGCACCACCGCCGCCTGCGGGCGCCGCGCCGCCTGCGGCTGCGCCGCCGGGTGCGGCAGTTTTGCTGTCTTCCGTTTCGTAAGTTTCCTCGCCCGCCAAGATACGCAGCGCGCGGCGCCTGCCTGCCTCTGTCTTATAAAGCTCGCTTGGAATCGCCCATCGACCAGTATTATTAAATTGCGTAAACGCGTCATTCAACGCGCTGCGGGCGTTCTTCAACTCAACGCCGAATTGCTTCATAGCTCCCGTAATTTGGCCTTTGCTCCATATCGGGTCCAGCAACTTGGTGGCTTCCTCCATATCGTGAACACCAATCACACCGCCGGTCGGCTTGAGGACGCGCGCGTAAGTAGCAACAAACGACCGTATCGCAATTGCCGCTTCGATTTCACGCGGATCGCCCGTTGCAATTTCCGCCCGCCTGATCACGCTATTCAGAGTAGGAAAGCGGGTGCGATCGAGCGCCGCAACGGTCGCATCCACATTCGGCAGAAACTTGTTCGCTTCCGATTCCGCCAACGTTAGATTGCCAGCACGGGCCTGGAGAATACGTTTACCGGCCGCGCCGGTCTGAAAATCCTGTTGTATCCCCGCGACCTTCCACGGCGCCACATCGGCCTTTTCCAGCATATCCCCGATGTGATCGGCGACAATGCCGCGCATGCGATCACCCAACCCGCTGCGCGCAGTATAAATGCTTTTGCCGGTTTGAATCTGCGTCCAAGACGCAAGTTCAAGTTGCTTTTCGCTCATATTCGCTCTGGCCGCACGTTCGTATATATCCACCATTTCGCCGGTGGCAGGATAATAATATTCGCCCGGCCCAAGCTTTTGCGGTCCCCAGCTTTTTTCAATGTCGTCTGCCTGATCGAGCAGGTTTTTGCCCATGCGATCAAGCGCTGGATTTCGACCAGCGCCGCGTTGGATAATGAGATTGCCGCGATTGCGTAGATCGTCCACCGCCTGTTCCCAATTGGTGTATCCCGGCGGCAATTGCGCGCGATGCCCCAATTGCGGTATTTCCACCGGCGCGCGCGGCGTTGCTTGCGCTGCTTGCGGTGGCGCGGCTTGCGGTGGCGCGGCTTGCGGCGGTGGTGGCGCTGGCTGTGGCAGTGCCGCTTGCGGCGGCGTCAGCGCCGCGGTGGCGCCGGGAATCGCGCCGCCCGGCGCTTGCGCTGCGGGCACCGCCGTGGTCGGCACCATACCGGGAAGCACGGCATTGGACGGTGGCGCGGGCGCTGGCTCCGCTGGCGCGGGCGTGGCGCCGCCCCAGCCGGTCGTATAGGTGCCCGGCCCGCCGGACTGCGCGGGCGTAATCGCCGGTGCGGGCGTTGCCGCGTTGGCGCTCGCGGGCACCGCGTCAGCTTCCGCCGGGCGCGGCCGCGGCAGCGGCGTTTCGTCCGCGGTGCGGACGCCACCGGAGCGATCGACAATCTCATTGCCTTGCGCATTGCCTTGCGCATCAAGTTGCGGCGCCCCCGGCGGCCGTTGTTGCGGCGGCGCCGACGCTGATAGCCGTGTTCCCTGACTGGCCCAAGAGTTGATATCCTGCCCGGTAATGTTGCGCACATAGTTACGAGTTTCGCCGGGTACCTGACCGGGCGGCGCTCCGCGTCTTACCCAAGCCTCAACCTTTTCCGGTCCCCAATTATAAGCGGCCACGCCCAAGCCGACATTGCCGCCGAAGCGCGCGATCATATCCCGTAGATAACGCGCGCCGCCAGAAATCGAGGATTGCGGATCACGCGGATTAACGCCGTACTCGCGCGCGGTGCCCGGCATGAACTGCGCAATGCCCTGTGCCCCGGCCGGACTATCACGCACGTTGGGATTGCCGCCGGATTCCTGATTGATCAGTCGCGAATAAAGCCCCGGATCAACACCATATTGCGTGGCCGCGGCATCGACCATGCTACTCACTTGCGGTGCGAAGCTCACCGGCGCGGGAGGCGCCCCCGCGGTCGCACCCGACGCACCGCCACCGCCGGGCGTCACGTTTCGCGCCCAAGCGATATCTTGTTGCTCTTGCCCTTTGGACAACAAATTAGCTGCGACCGCCGGATTGGTCGGCGCCAGAATTTGTGCCATGGCACTGTAGGCTTGCGGATTGATATTGCCCTGCGCGTCGGTAAGCTGCAAACCTTGCAGCTTCCTCATGGTATCGAGCTTGATCTGGTCCTCTTGCGCTTGTCGAAACACGTCCGGCAAATTGCCGAGCGTATTACCCAGCGTCCACGCCGTGTTAGAAAAATCCGTCGCCGAGGGCGGACGAACCAGCGGATCAAACGGCATCGTCGGCCTCTGCCATCGCGCGCGCCAGCGCCGAGCCGCGCGTTGCTAGATCGTAATTCACCATCTTCCACGGCCCCACATGGGCGACGGCTTCGGGTACGACTTTCTCCACCTCTTGCGCCATCAAGCCGATTTGCGGCTTGTCATCGTTGATGTAAGTGAACTTAAAAATACCCAAGCCATCGTAAGTCTCACCGATTTTCTCGATGTTCTCTTTCAAGCGCTCGTCGCTAGTATTAAAAAAATTAAACGGATTCCAGCCGGTGCCGCCGCCGCCACCGCCGCCGCCGCCGCCGCCGCTGCCGCCCATGCCGGGCAGAAATCGCGTGCCCAAATTCAGCAAGCCGCCGACGAGGTTGCCGCCAAGAATGCTGTTGAGCATGCTTTGTTGCGCATCGGCCGCACCCAAGCCGGTGCCATAGCCCCAACCAAGATTGGCGCCCTCCGTCAATGGACCCTGAATCGCGCCCGCCTGTCCGGTGAAAATATTACCTTGGTTGATGCCAAGGTTGGTCTGGCCGGACGCAACTCCGCCCGCCGCCGCATTGGCCGCATTCACGCCGGGCAACAGCGAATTCAGCCAAGCCGGATATTGCTGGCTCGAATAATTCGACAGCCATCGCCCCAGATCGAGTTGGTTTTGACCGGAGCCAAGCTTGCCGGACGCTGCTTCGCCAGCATTGATCGCAGGCAGCGCGGCACCAACACTGCCGGTATAAAACGGCGACTTGGTAAACGCATCCCATGCCGAGCCCGGCCCGGTCGCGCCCCCGGTGGCGCTCGCATAGGTCTGCGCCGTCGGCTGATACATCTGATAGAGATTCTTCAGCGTATCGATGCCCGCCTGACCGCCGCTGGTCACGGCGTTGTAGGCTTGCGGGTAAAGCTGATTGATCGCGTTAATGCCCTGTGTGACGTAGGGCTGCGCGAGGGTATAACCCGTGGTCAAACCCGACTTGATCGGGCCGCTAATGTCGGGCGCAAACAAGCTGCCAATGCTGCCAAAAATGCCTGTGTTCGACATTGCGACTCTCCTTAAACCACACGCACTTTCAGCGCCGAGCCGGTTTTATACATCTGCCCGACTTGCACGCCCGCCGCCGCCGCCGCCGTATCGTTGGCCGCATCGGTCAGCGTGCCCACCTGTCCAGCCGCAAGCTGCCGCACCAGCGTATCCAGCGCGGTGAAATACTGCGCGATGAACAATTCCGGGCGACCGTCGTCAGTGTCGATCCACGGAATGTCCGGCCGCGGCGGCGGTTGCTTGAACGGAATCGACATCACGCACCCACGGCACGCGGATCAGAACTCTGCGTGCCGCCCATAAATCCAGTATAAACGGCATCCGTCACGTCCAGCCGCCAGCGATTGCCCAGCGACGAAGACAATCCGCAGTTCTTCACCGATACGCGGGTGCGCTTGCTGTGACCCTGCGCGCCCAAGCCGCGGATTAAGGGATTGCCGAAACTGACGCCGCCGTCCATCGACCAAGATATCGCGCACACGGGTGCGGTTTGCGTCGCCGTCGCCGATATATCAACCGCAATGCCGCCGGAAGTATAACTATTTTTATAAACGCTGAATCGCAGTTCGATGTGCGTTTGATCCACCAGCGTTATTTGCCATGTGCCGTTGGCTTCCGTGGTGCCGCCGACACCGGAAACAATGACAGTGTCGCCGGTCGCAGCCTGCGAGGCATCGTGGACGGTCAAGCGGACGACGCCCGCGGTGCCGAGTGCGGCGCCGATCACCGTCATGGTGAAATTCGCAGTGACTTGTCCGGTGCCGAAATCAAACAAGAAGTCCGCGCGCGCCACCCTTAACTGTCCGGGGAAGTTGGCAACCGGGCCAGATTCTATTCTAAACAATTGCGGCGCCCCACAATCAGTATAATTCTGATCATCGATGTAAACCAAATTCCCGGTCTGCGTATCGCCGAACATGAATTTGCCGAATGCCGGATGACCAAAGCGCGCCCGCCAGCGGTTTTGAATACCGGCCGTCAGCAGCAGCGACGAACGCTCGTTCCATTCGCCAGTAATAATATTAAATTCCCACGTCCAGGCCGGACTCGACAGATGCCAGAATTTCTGTCCGGCAAAATACGAGCAACCGGCTTCCAGCGTGGCGCCCGCTTTGATTTGCGCCTCGATCAGCTTATCCAAATCCGGCGGCGACACTTTCTGCGGCGGCGACAAGGTCGATGGCGGCAAATAATAAACACCGTAATCCTGGCTCACCCAACAAAGTTGACTGAAGCCGACTTCAAATCCCGCAATCGCGCTCGACTGGATCAAGCCGGTTTCGAAAACCACCGAGCGATTATAGGGAAATGCCGGTGGCGCATTGCCTGCATCTTGCCAGACTTCCAACGATGCCGTGGTGAAGCAAAACAACAAGCCCGAATAGGCGATCACCCGCAGTAACGTCACGTCGGAGTGCGACTGGATCGTCACAAAGCTCAACGAGTTTATGGTCAGCGAGTTAAGCTGGGTGTTAAACACCCGGCCGTCACCATTGGAAAAAAACAGGTAGCCGTCTTGGAAGCAGACACTGTTAGGCTGCGGCAACACGCCGTTGGCGTTATAGAACGTCGGCGCTCCGTTCCAGACGCCGACAATGCCGCTGCCGCCGGACGCCTGTCCGAGTGCCGGATTATAGGTTGCGGTCAAAAGGCTGCTGCCCAAGCCGCCGATTAAGATCGCCGTGCTATTGCCGACTTCGCCAAGGTGACTGACCACCAGCGTATTGCCGACATGCGTTAGATTTGCCGCGTTGCCGGTGATCTTATAAACGCCTGCCGCGGCTTGCAGCACGCCCGGAATGGAATGCAGCAAGGTCGCGGCACTGCCGGTGATATGATAAATGCCGGGATTGGCGCCGAGCACGCCAAACGGCAACGGTGCCGCCAGCGTCGCCGGATAGCCGGTGATGTTATAAACGCCGGGGCTTGCCTGTAAGACGCCCGGTATGAGCGGCACCGGCCCCGCCGCGGTTGATGCCGCCGCCGCCGCCGTCGCCGGATCGAGCGGACTCGACGCCGACACATGGGCGGCCTGCAACGTAGCATTGCGATTAATGGCGTTGATCAGATCGAGGATTGCGGCGTCCGGGGTATTATGCGTCGCCGTCGTGGTCACCGTCACCGGCCAGCCCGGCAGCGTCACATTCGGATCGCTGTTGCTGAACGTCAGCGTAATCGAGGATGCGGTGCCGCCGCCGCCCGCCAGCGTCAACGACACTTGTGCCGGATTGACGTTCTGCGCCGATAAGACATAAGCGCCAACATTGGGATCGACTGCCACCACATCGGGGTTGGGCTGCGCATTGTTGTGCGCAATCGATATCGGACCATTGCCCGGAAACGGCCCCAGCGTTGTCACCGTGCCGGTGCTGAAAACCGTCGCCGCGGTGTTGCTCCACACGTCATAGTCGATGTCGTTGACCAGCATGCCGCCGCGATAGCCGCTGTTGGTCGTCTGTGCAAATATCGACAAGCCGGGCGAGCGCCGCCAGACATTGGGCGCAATCGCCCCCTTGGCTTGTTCGCCCAGCGGCTCCAGATAGCAATTGATTAATCTTCCCGAACCCTCTTGCGGATTGGCGCCGGGCAGGGACGATCTCGGGAAAGGGATCGGCGTCGGTTGCTGCGTCGGCATTTATAGATATTCCGTTTGCAGCACTTCATAGGTCGGGCGCCCGCGGGTCATCTGTTTCAGCGACAATGCCGCCATGCCCGCGCCCGGCGGCATGCCCAAGCCGCGCTGAATCAGCATGGTGTAATGATCGGGATTGGAGCCGAACTTGGTTGCGCATTCGCCCGCCAGAATGTCGGCAAGATCGCTGAACCACGCACCCGGGATGTTATTCGGATCGGCCACATAGCAGATTTCCAGGGCGTTGAGCTTGCGAAACAAGCTATCGCACTCGACCTGCACGTAATTGAAATCTTCCGGATCGATCGCTTGTCCGGCCGCCAACACGCCAAGATTGGCCAGCGCCTTGGTAATCAAATCAGTCTGTGTGCGATAGGCGCCAGCCATTTAGCGATCCTTTTTCTTGTGCTTTTTTTTATGCTTCTTCTCAGTCTTCGATTTCTTGGTAGCCTTGGTCGAGGTCTTCTTTTTGGTATGTTCCTTTTTCAAGGTCGTAGCTTTTTTTTTAGCTCTGCCCGCTTCGGCCGGGCCAGACTCGACAAGTAATCCAACTCCTCGGCGCCTACTTCGCAGTCCTGCCGTAAGCCTTCTTCCTCCGTCCAGCGCTCATCGAACGCTTTCAGGCTTTGCGTCTTCTTGAACCACTCGACCGCATAGACTTTATATTCGTCGGCGGTTTTCGGTTCGCTTTGCTCTTGCGCGGGCACGGAATCTTTAACCGCATCGAAGTGCCCCACCTTGAAAAACTTGTTGGTCTGCAAGCGCTCAAAGTAGCTTGTCGGCATGTCAACTTTTTTCGATAGATTGGCATTAAAAGTGTGGCCGCCAAACTTGACTTGCGGCGGGTCTTCCGGCCCCGGCAAGTAAGTCACCTGATCGGTCATCATCGGGTCTTTGTCTTCCGGCGGCTTGTTTTGTGTCCCAGCTTGCGCCTCGCCTTTGGCGCCGCGCTTGGCTTCCACCTCCGCCATTGATTTCCTTTCGTCGTCGCTCATGGTTTGCCTCCGACATAAAAAGGACGCGGCTGACGGGAGGACCGCCGCGCCAGTTTACAACGTGTGACCGTCCGAGGAGGTCCAGTCACACGTCAACATCGCGGGCCGCACTTTCCAGCAAAGACGGACCCACGATGAAGCTTAGTAGTCGTTATTCAGCACGTACCGCATGACGATATGAATTTTACCCGCCGTCGCCGCGGTGCCGCTCTGCACATACTTCACATAGAGCGTTGCTGCACCCGACGAGGTCACCGTAATGCCCAGCCCGGCCGCTGCGGTTAACAGCGCAAAGCCGGTGGTGCCGGGGGCGAACGCGACGCTGGCAGCGCCGGTGCCCGCCACGATTTCGTTGGCGGGCGATGCGGTCGTCCCTATCGTCACCAAATTGCTGGTCGCGGCATTGAACGCCGTTTCCACATGACCAGAAATATCGGTGACATATGCGTACTGCGGCAACGCGCCGAACGCCAACGCCGAACTGATGTTCGCATCGTTGTAGTTCACCGTGAGCCGATAGTACTGTGCCTGCTGCGAGTGGAAGTCGCGCTGTTGCGGAGTTTTGCTTGTATCGACATACATGGTCGTTCTCCTTAGTTGTCCGCAACCGCCGCCAGAAACGCCGTATACACACCCCAATCTTTAAAATTGGTGTTGTTGTACAGCTTGGCGATCTTGCCCACGCCGTAGGCCATTTTAATGCCCGCGCCGCGAACAAATTGGTAATCGTCCTCACGTCTGAAGGTGGGGGTCGGCATTTTTCCCCAGCACCATGCGACCGCACCTTGGCCGCACAAATGCGCGGGTGCCACTTGCGTGGTCGCGCTCGCGCCCGCCGTTTTGTAGAACACCGGCAAGCGTGTCGAGAGTTCTGGAATCTCTCTGATTATCACCCCATTGTAAAGCAAATCACCATCGACGAATATGGGGTTTTTCAGATAGCCCTGATTTTCACGAGCGCGTGAGTTCTGGTTTGCGGTCTTGATATCCGTATCGTTTTGCGCATCCCGGAACTGCTCTTGACCAACAAAAAGAACGAACCATTCGGTGCCGTTCTCTTTTAGTTTGTAGGGGCGAATACGCGGGAACAAAAGTTTTTTCGCCGAACGTTTCATGCGATTGATGATGCTGCCGCTGAGCGTCATCGCCGTGGTGATGTTCGCCATCGAGGAAGCGAAGTTGCCAGCAACAAGATTCGCCGTGTTGCCGCTGCCGATCAGCACACGATCGGTGTTGTCTGTGAGCCATGTGTTTCTTTGCGCCGCGGTCGCGCTATCAAATAAGATACCGTTCACGCGCTGGCCGTTGGTGGAGCCAAGACCGGCAGGAGCGGATTGCGACGGAATCGCATACAGACCGTCAACAATCTCATCTCTCTGAAGTTCTTTTCCCCAATCAACCAACATAGGTTTGCTCTCGGCCCACAGGTCGATCGAGCTTTTTTGTTCTTCGGCATTGGAGATCGCCACGGCGTTGCGTGCCCAATCAATCCACATTCTCATCCCATAGTTGTCTAGTGCTTCTTCGTTGCCAACCATGGTACCGGTAGAGATTGCTTGCGCATTCAAACGAGCCATCAACGGTATGTTGATCTGCTCGCCGCCATTTTTGCCGCCCTTGTCGAGGTCGGGAATCACGCGAATGATCGACGTGATATCCGTTCCCATATAGGGGCTGAACAGGTTTTCTCTCACGAATTCGTGGAAAACCTGTTTTCGAAAGACGATAAGTTTGTTGTTGGTTTGAGTTAAGCTTAACGCCATAGTCGCGTCCCTTTCGGGCGCGATCTAAGCATCCTTCATTCTGTGCTGGTCAAAAGTGAGAAACTTAAATCAGCGCCATGCAGAGTCCCAAACGGCCTTTTCCGAATTGTCGTAGAGGTCCGGGTCAACGGCTTCGCGATTATTCGAGCCTTGTCCGGTTGCTCCATTGAGACTTTTCGGCAGGCGGGTGACATGTCTGGCGGGCCTGCGTTCGTCACGGCCGGTGGCTTCGGCGCGCAGTTCTTCTAACAACTGCTTGCGAAACTCCGGGTCTTTCTTGAGGTCGTCAAGCACCGACGCGCGGTATTTCTCCGGGTCGTCGCCGACGACGCGCAAGGTTTCCTGACGCGCGTGCCACTTCATCAACTCGTTGCCCGGATCGGGGGCGTTGAAGATGCGTTGCGCTTGCGCCAGTTCATCAGGATTGCGTGAGTCGAGCTTGTTGACCGCTTCCCAAGCGCGTGTGAATTTATCGCCGTGCATAGCACGGGCGATATCCACCGAGTTTTGGAAGCGCATCACACCAAGCTGTTGTTTCAGCTCCGCATTAGCGCGGTCCTGCCGACGGATCAACCACTGCGTATAACCTTGCGGATTCTCAAACTGATCGGGCGGCGTATCGGGTTCGGGTTGCGAAGGTTGTGGCGTTTGCGGCGTTGGCTGGCGGCCTTGCATCGTCTGCAAGACGCCATCGAATTGCCGCCGCAAGTCGCCGATGTCGCGCTCGTAGCGCTGCCGCTCGGCTTCACGCTCCGCGGTCAACGCATTGATACGTTCTTCGGCGCGTGTGGCCCGCTCCGTTTGCTCACGCAAACGGCCTGCGGGCACCCGGCCATCAGGCTTGGTTTCAGCTTTCGGCGCTTCCGCCTTGGCTTCGGTTTCGGCTTCCTCCGGTTCGGATTCTTCCTCTTCCTCCGCTTCGGCTTCCTCGCCTTCCTCGCCTTCGCCTTCCTCCGGTTCGCCTTCTTCTTCCTCGCCTTCGGATTCCTCCGACTCGTCGTCGTCGTCATCCTCGTCCGGCGGCTCTTGCTGGCCTTCCAGCCCCTCACCCATTTCTTCGTGAGTGCGGTCGCCGGAATCGTCCAGCACGGGCTCTTTGTCGCCGAATGCCTCGCTGAAAATCTCGTTCTCAGTGTCGGCAATGGCTTGCCCGAGTGCTTGCCCAATCTCGTCTTCATATGTTGCCATGACAGCAAGCCCTTCATTTTCACATATCGTCGTGAACACGGCGGCTCTTTTTGCCATGCGTGACGTGCCAGAGCCGGATAAAGCACTGCGCCGTATCGTGGTCGCCTGCGACGCGCCGTATCGTGGCGCCGACGTGAATTAGTTGACGTGTGTGAACGTCAAGCCCTGCGCGGTCTTCATCGGAAACACGCGATTGCTCGGAAACGTAATCACGCCGCTGTTGCTCCAACCCAGCAACTCCATGATCACCTTCGGGGTACCGGAGGTGAAGCTCCAACGCTGGTCGGGCGGCCCCGAATCCGGCCAAACGATCGTGTTCGGATCGGAGCCTTTTTTGGTGTAAAGGATTTTCGCGGCCATGGTATTCCCCTAGTTCTTTTGATGCTTTAACGTTGAACCTTGCGATGTGATCGGCGGAAATAAACGGCCGTCCGCAAAAGTAATGCTGCCATCGGGATAGCCGATCAACTGCGAAACGTTCGCCGCGGTACCCGACGTGAAGGTAAACCGCTCAGCATACGGCCCGGTCTGCGGCCATACGATCGTGGTCGGATCGGAGCCTTTTTTGGTGTAAAGCACTTTGGCGGCCATGATCTGCTCCTATTGCTTGCGCGCGTCCTGCGCTTCCATTTCCACCTGATGTTGCGTTTCAAACATATCCAGCGCGCGTTCGATCGAGTCGCGCAACATCGAAGCGGCGGTCGCCGAACAACGCAAGTGCGCGACGCAGATGGCATCGACGGATACGTTGCCATCAAGCTGCGGCACCACAACCCGTGCCGCCAATTCAAGCTCGATCGTGCCCGCCAGCATACCGCAGGACGGCACGCCGTCAAAGTAGACGAACGGCGCCGCCGCGGTGTTCTTGATAACGACGCCCCGCTGCTTCGGCTTCATGGCGACTGAGCGACAATAACCAGCACGGCCATGCCCAACCACCACATGGCGATCAGCAGCAAAGCGACGCCGCAATAGCGCAGCAATTGGCTGGCGATATAGGCTTTCATTTTGCCTTCGGTGGTGGCGGTGGCACATTGCGGGCAGTTGCTAAGTTCTCTTTCTGCGCCTTCTTAGCTCGAATGGCGCGAATTAAATTGGTCGCTTCGGCATTGGCGCGGCGGCACTCGTCAATATGCGCCCCCGGCGTTATGCTCGGCCGCATTCTCATCAGTTGCTCTAGCGGCAACTTGGCCAAATTCTCGGGACTGAAATCGGGACTGACCTCGTCAGGCATAGTGCTCTCCTTTAGAAGGCTCCACGGATGCCAAGTTCACCGACAGTAATCAAAGCCTTGGCATTGGCCGTGACCGCAGAGGTAAAGCCGGTGGTAACAAACTGAATGTGAACACGGTCCCCAGGCAATAACTTATAGGCCCCATTGGCGATGATCAAATTCTTGCACTGCGAGGCCGCATAAGTCTTACCGGCAAGGAAGAACTCGGCGGAAGTCGAGGTCGATGGCGGCGGCGCCGGGGCAAAGGCAATGGTATCATAGAGCCCAATACCCGCACCGACCGCTGGCGTGCTTAACGTGAGTTGACCAATCGAGAAATCAACCGTGGAAACCGTGGTCCCGACCGGAATGACGCCCGCAGTCGTAACGTCATAAATCAGCGTCCCCGGTACGATCCCCGGCGTTAATGGATAAGTGGCATTGATAGTATTGATTGTTGAGCCACCCGCCAGAACGGCGGTCATAACCTGCGAATTGGCAGAACTAATCGGATTGTTGGTGAAAAAGATCGAGTCGCCAGAAGACACGCCAACACCTTGGCTCGGACTACCGCCGACAGGTGTCGTCAGATTAACCGTAGTGCCACTGACCGATTGCACCTGCGCGATGGGATAAGAACTCGGCGCCAGCCCTGCCGGATGGGTCATATCATAAACAAACATACCCGGCTGCACCCAAGACGGCACCGCAGAGGCAAAACTTAATGACGTTGTACCAATGGCCGAAGAGGCATTGGTGACCAAAGGTTGCAAAGTCACATTGAAGTTGCTGATCGTCGGCACCGCCGTAGACGGATCGAGCAAGGCACCGTTCTTGTAAATTTGCGCAACAATTGACCCGCCGGTCAGCGGCTGGTCAACGAACAACTCCAGCGAGAAAATCCAGCACTCCTGCTGAATAACTTCGTCAATGACATTGGACGGTGCTGAATTGGCCACACTCGCCGTACCCGCCAGCGAGTTGGTGTAAAACGACATGACACGTTGCGATACGCAACTCGCCCCAACAGACTGACTGCCCAAGAGGCCGAAATTGCTGGCACCGAAATCCTCGGAATTGGCAAACAAGAAGTGACTGCCGCCGCCGCCGGGCGAAGCATTGGCATCGTCATAAACATTCCACTGCCCCATTGTGAATGACTGATAATTGGTGCGCGGCATCCTCAAGCCCGATATTGAAACTCTGCAATAAAAATTGCAGTTAACAATATTCCGCGGCTTGAGATGTTGAATGTAATAAGGCGACATTTCCAAATTCTCAATGGTCAAATCGCTGTGCGACATGGCAAAACTGTCATTGCCGACATTGCCGGAAGCCGCACTGCCGCCGTCAGTCAAGCGCGCTCCTTCGAGACGAATGTCGCGCATGTGACATTGCGGAGCATTCTGCAAATTGGCAAACAAGGCGTTAGTGAAATTCAACTCCATGTTGTCAACAACACAGTTGTTGGCGCCGGTCAAATCCAACGCCGGTTCCCATTGCAGTTGTGAAATCACAATGCTGTCGTTCGCCAGCACACCACCGCCAACGACATTTTGCGTCATTGTCAGTTGATTGCCCGATACCGATTGCACATACGTGCCGAATGGAATGCGGTTGCCGGTATAGCGCACTTGCGAACTCGGTGCCCCAACCGGGACCGGCGGCGTGAATTGCACATTATCGGACCAATCCTCAACCAGCATGGTGTAAATAATGCCCGGCGGCAGGGCCGTGGGGAAGGTCAGCACATTGCCCGACGCGACCGGCGTCGTAATGTTAATCGCATTTAGATACGCCCACTGATTGAGATACAAATGGCTCATGTGGACATTGGGCTGACCACCGTTTGCGCCGTTCATATTGACCAAGCAGCCAGTCGATGTGTACTCGCCGAACAAGCGCTCAAACAAGCAACCCCACATGGCGCCGCCGGAAGGTCTAATCGAATAGAATGTGATCTGATCGCCGGTCTGCACGCCGCTGCCGATCACCGGGGAAATATAACCGGCAATGTCCACCGTCGTACCCGTCGTGGCGGTTATATAGGCGCCGTCAATGATGCGCGTGAGCGGCGCACCCGTTTTATCTACAACCAATGAGTAACCGACAGGACTGCCCGCCACAACGCTGGTCGGCACTCCACCGGCAAAAAACAGTGTCGTACTACCTGCCGGTGTTGGTGCGGTCGTCGTTAACGTAACCGGCCCAAACGTGGCACCGAGATACGGTCCGGTAAAACCGATGCCGCCATAAGTGCTGTTATTAATATTGTTGGCTTGCCGCCAGCCCATCAGCCGACAGCCATTGACATTGGTCAATTCGCGGAACGTGCATTCGTAAAAGCCGCCCTCGTAAGCCGCTTGGGTGCAATCCCAAGCAATGCCATACGAGTCAATATTGGCTGGAAAAGTCTGTTGCCGTGCCCATTCGAACTGAAAGTTTTCAACGCGGAAACTTGTCCATGCTTCACCAGAATTGCGGCATTGAAAAAGAAAAACCGGCGTGTTGTCGGTTTGCTGTCGGATACGAATTCCCGACCCGGCATAGCCGCGCAACGACCAGTTGCTGGAATAAAAACTCGTTGCCCACGACTGATAAATGCTGGGAATAGTCAAAGGTGCCGTAATCAGATAAAAACCGCCCGGGGGATACGGAAAAGAAATCTCGGCCAACGCAGCAACGCCAAAGTTGATCGCCGCTTGGATAGCGGCCGTATCATCGGTCGTGCCATCGCCCGTCGCGCCACCGGCAAACCTAGAGTCCATGACATTGATGGAAAGCTGCAAGCCACCACCGCCGCCGCCGCCGCCGCCGCCAGTCGATCCGCCACCGGTGACCGGACCAAAGATTTGCGCCATCGCCGGGGTGGCCGCCAAGGTCGCGCCCGCACCAACCAGAAATCCCCGCCGCGAGGCATCCATGAACGTCGATGGCTTCGGCGCCTGCGGAATGGCCTCGACAAACGGCCGCTTCACGTCCTCGTTCAGGCAACGCGGGCAATAGCATTTGGGATTGTTGCGAATGATCGCATCACCCGCCTCATCCCGCCAACCCGCATCATAGGATAACTCGGCATTCTCCACCCGCCCACTACCATAGAAGGTTTCCGAAACCTCCGGGTGGTTCTCGCAGGTCAGGGTGATGCAACGTTTTTCGCCGTCAATGTGCTTAGGCATGATCAGTCATTGGGGTTGAGGCCGATATCAGCGACCGTGATGTTCACTTTGGCATTCGACGGGCCGGTGAGCCCCGAAGTGATAAACTGCACATGCACGCGATCCCCGATATTCAACTGATAAGCACCGCCACCGACCGTAGGATTAACCACCTGCGATGCCGCATACGTGCGCCCGGTCTGGCCAAAACCGGGCACCTTGGCAAACATGAGGGTGTCGCCCTTGGCCACGCCCGCACCCGTCGCACTGGCGCTCATGGTGATAGTCGAGCCAAATGCGAATGGTGTAATTGCGGTGATCGTCGTCGCTGCTGGAATAACGCTTGGCGAGGTTACATCATAGATCGTCGTGCCCGGAACCACCCAAGTCGGCACCTGATTGGCATAGATAAAAAGATCAAGCGAATTACTGCCCGCTGCGGTTGCCGCACCCGTGCCAGTCATCCAGTTGTTGGGTAGATTGGAGAAAATAATCGTATCGCCTATACCGACCCCGGCGCCCACGGCCGGACTGGCCATGGTTACGGTCGTACCAGTTGTTGAAACAACAGTGGTCATTGTCGGATTGAACAACGTCACATCAATCGCCGTGCCGCCCGCAATGTAATAATTGTAATGCGGCACCGTCAGCACGGTCGGCGCGGTCATGTCGCTGATCAGCATACCGGGCTGAATCCAAGACGGCACCGAAGCAAAATGCAATGTGCTGCTGCCCGCTGCCGTTGTTCCAGTGGTCACCATCGGCTGCAAAGTCACACTGAGATTGCCGCTATCCAGCAAAGCACCGTTCTTGTAAATCTGCACGGTGATCGAACCGGCCGTAATCGGCTGATCGACAAACAATTCAAGTGCAAAGATCCAGCCCGGCGATGTGATCACTTCGTCAATGATATTAGCCGCCGAGATATTCGGCGTTCCTGCACTGGTTGACGGAACCGAATTGAGATAGAACGGCAGCACCCGCTGCGCGACCGGCGCAACATTGGCCAGCGGCGACTCGATCAGCCGAACACTAGGGTCGTCCAACAAATAAAGCCCAGCGACCTTATGCGCGTTATAATCCCACGGCCCACGGTCGCGGCAGACCGAGAAGTTTTGCGGGGCAACCCGCGTGCAACTCTGGCCCGGCGCCGGGCAATAGGTGTTGCCGTCGATTGATAGCTCGCCAATTGTCGCCGATGAGTTGCCTTCCAAGCCGATCAAGGCGCGTGGCGTATTAAAATCAAACAAGCCGCTCGCCACTTCCACACCCACCGCGGCCATCGTGGAGAAATACAGATTAAAGCAGTCGTTGCGATTGGACGTGAACGAAAGCCAATCGTTATAGCCACCGCTTTCTGTGCGGATATTACGGAACGTAGCATGATGCGCTGAATACAAATAAGCATATAGGCCAGCAGTAAAGTTCAATTCCATGTTGGTGACGCTGACATCGTCAAAGCCATATAATACCAAGGCTTCCTCGTATTGCCGCCCTTGGTTCATATAAATCTGGTTGAACATGGCATTCGGCGCACCACCATCGGCGCCGTTCATGTTGCAAACCGCGCCGGTCGCCGCAAAATAATTGGTTATGCGCTCGGCAAGAAAACCCCAGACCGAACTGGTCCCGGTCATCAGCGTACCACTATAACCAGCAACAGCCGTCGCTTGACGATGACCCACACAACGACAGCCATTGTAATTATACAATTCGCGCAGGGTAAACGAATACGCGCCGGTCCCCGCCGCCGTGCTATCGAACATCACGCCGATAGCGTTGAAATACGGCATAAAGCCGCTGCCAGCGACGCTAACACCCGCCAGCGTCGTCGGCAAATTGGTCTGATAAGTGCCTGCACCACCCGGCGTGCCACTCAATTGCATCTGGATAATGGTGTTGGCTGGAACCCCCGATCCGGTCAAAGCCTGCGTATTAGCAATCGCGCCGGTCACCGACGACGCTGTCAGCACATTAGTTCCAGTCGAAGTCGCCGTAAATGACGACGACGTACCGAACAGTTGTTGATTGAGCCATTCGAACTGGAAATTCTCAATGCGAAACCGGATAAAAGCGCCCGGCTTCGGTGTCGTTGCCGATGTGCTCAACAACTGGAATATCGGCGCATCATTGGTCTGCTGCTGAATCCGTACCGCACCGGCGCCGCCATAGACCGACCAATACCCGGTATTGCTGGGAAATACGATTGGTGCCGAGATTTTATAAAAATACGAGGCCGATGATGGCGCCGGAAAAATCAGCTCAGCGCCCGCATTACAAGCTGCATTCACCGCATGCTGAATAGCTACGGTATCATCAGTTAAGCCATCAGCCTTAGCACCGTAACTCAAGACATTGAGCGCATCGGCGGGTCCGCCGCCAGCGCCAGCGCCAAGCCCGCGCGGCCCAAGCTGCGCCATCGCGGGCGAGGCGATCGCCGCCGCGCCGGTCGCCAGAAAAGTGCGCCGAGGGAGCTTTCTCATTTGAAATATTCCACGTTTAAAACCGGCGTTCCAGACGCCGCAGTGAATTGATACGCTGTCAATGGCCCGCAATCGGGCCACTGCGAACCAGCAACGAGTATTGTACCATTACTGCCAGAAGGCGGGGTTCCGTCCGACGTCCGATAGGCATTAGCACCACTAATCGAAAATTGCGCACACTTGGCGCCCGACGGCACCGTCAAGGTGGTATTCGATCCAACCGTTACCGTCTGCCCGGGACCGGCGGATTGAAACGTCGTTTGACCACCACCGCCGCTGCCAGCACCGCCGCCGCCGCCGCCAATGGCTTGCGCATGTGCCGCACCGATAGCGAGCATGAGCAACCAGATTATTGTGCCTGACATGAGATAAACCCCTGTAATCCGCCGGATGTGGTCAAGGTGAAAGGGTCTAACGCCGAGGTCAACGCCACAACGATGCCATTGGCAAACACCATTGGCGCATTGTCGGCGCCGGTAATCGTGGCAAAGCCGCTCGCAGGCAACGGAATAACCGCCTTTGGCGTCACCGGACCATCAGGCGGAATGGCATTCGCGTCAATCAGCAGGAAGAAGCCTTGGAGGGACGTTAAATTCAGCACATAGGCACCGTAAACGCTACCCGAACTGGCTTTGATCAGATGACTCGCCTCGATTGAGGTGGAAACAGTGGGCGCTACTGGAGTTGACATGAGAAAAACCCGGTCAAGCCAGCGGTCGTGATTTTGTTGAATGGCGTCATTCCCGAACTCAGCACAGCGACCAATCCATTGCTGAAGAGGATCGGCGCCGATGTTCCTCCGCTAATCGTCGCCACACCATTGGCGCTGATAAACGTTGCTGCCAAGGGCTGCACGCCCCCGTCGAGCGGAATGGTGTTCGCATCCAGCAAGAGAAAATAACCGCCGACCGACGACAGGTTAACGACATAAGAGCCGTAAAGGCTACCGGCCGACGGTTTGAAGAGATGCGTGGCCTCTGACGTTGTCGAGGTCGATGGCGCGATCGGCATTGTCAGACCACCACCACCGCCGCCGCCGCCGGTAATGATCGAATTAATCTGCGCCAACGTATAACGATAATCAACATTGTTGCTACTTACGCCACACACATAATCCGCCAATGACGGCGGATTCGGAGCAGGCGTGATCTGCGAGAATTTAACGCCGGTAACACCGTTGCTCATTCAATCCTCACGGACAATTGGTCGCCGGTCCCGGCGAACTATACGGACAAGCACCCGCATCCACCGTGCCGGATTGCTGCCATAGATCGAAGGCTTGACCGATGCCTATGGCCGGACTTCCGGCTTGCAGCGCGAAGTTATTGGACATCGAACTGGCGGTGACTGACGTGAAGTTTGGATTGGTGTTGTCGAAGTTCTTGTTAGTACCGACAGTTGGAAACGTATTCGGCGCGTCGAAGCCTGCCCCGCTGGATATACCCGGATAGGCGATATTATTGTTCCAAGCATTGCCCGCCCCGGTACCACCAGCCGTCGTTGGTCGCTTGGCGATGTAGGGCGCATTGTTGGCCAGAATACCCGCGCCACCCACCGTCTGCGCGATGTTGTTGAAAACACGAACACCGGACGAGATGTCTACATAGATATCGGCGCGGTAAGTCCCGGCATTACACGTTGACCAGTAGTTATCGTATGCCGTGTTGTTAACAAACCACGTCTGCCCAGTAGCAGCGTTCTGCGAGAATATCTGTACTCCGCCGCCACCATTGAACCATGCGGCGTTGCCCATCACGAGGCCATGACCGGCATAGGGCGTTCCCGTATTCTGGTTCCATCCCCAATCATCGATGATAATGCCCTCGCCATCCGTACAGCCTACGAAGTTGTTGTAATTATGCACCAGCACATTGTAGTCGGCAACAATGTGGAAAGTAACGCCAGCCGTCGAGGACGTGAATGCACCATCTTGTGTCGTTGGCGTATAACTTCCGGTCAGTGTTGGTTCGTAAAATGAAATGCCGGAACCGGACAAACCGTTGGTCGAGGCGTTGTCATGAATGTGATTATGAATGACATAGAGCCAGTCGGTGTTATTCCAGACAATACCGCCAAGACCGCAATCGTGAATGTCGCTATTGAAGATCCAATTATGATGATTGCTGCCGCCGCTGCCGGTCGTGGTAAAGCAAGCGTTCTGCACGGCATTGCTGTTACCGTCGAACTCCAAACCATCAAACATCATGTAAGACGCAGCTAAAGTCGCCAACGCGCCAGTGTTGGTGCCACTCTGCTTAATCACACAGCCGGTGCCTTCGCCTTGCAACGCACCGCCGGTGTAAGAAAACGGCATGCTACTGCACCTCCACACCACGTAAGTCGCTGCCGGAAAAGGGTCGCTGGAGCCTGGGGCTGTACCTCCGTGCGTAAAACCAATCGGATTGGTGCCGCTGAACGAATACACGCCGGTCGCTAGATTAATGCAAGTACCGGCAGGCGCACTATAAGCCTCGGCAGTAGCGAAATCCCACGGACTCCCAGCCGAGTTACCAGTATTGCCGCCCGATCCCGTGGTGGAAACGTATTTGTTGCTGCCGCATGTGTAATACGGATTGGCAGCGTACATCGTAGCCGACGGTCCTGGCGTTTGCATGCCGCGCAACACACCACCGCCGCAGCCCATCGGCGCCCCCATCGCCGTGTTCATGGTGGAAATACGATTGTAAATCTGCGTCACTTGCGTCGAGGTTAAACCGCCGCCAAAAAACAAATGTCCCATCTGATTGGCAGTAAAGGAAGTTGCTCCACCAAGCAGATTATAAGACAAACCATAGACCGAAGATCCAGTCGGAATCGCCGTTGAAGTCTGACTAATGGTGCCGTAACTCGCCCCGTTCTGATACACATCAATGGTTGACGAGCTACTGTTGCGCGAGATGACAAAAGCCCCCGGCTCGGGCGCGGCTGGGGTACTCGCAAAAGTACCGCCATTGAGCGACCCATAAAAATTGCTAGCTTGATGCGGAACCAACAACGTTATATTGCCCGACACATCGTAAACACCCGCCATGGTGCCATTGTCGATAACTGTGGTGTATTCACAAGCACCAGCCGAAGCCGAGTTTAACGATGTGTGCGGACCACTACTTGGTGCCCAAGTCGTATCCAGATAACATTGCGTCGCATCACCCGTGAATCCTTGAAACGCCGCGAAGACACAAATTGGACTGCCATTGTTGGTGGCGGTGTTGGTGCCTGGATTGACCAAATTAATCAGCGCATTGGCCGACGACGTGGTGGAAAAATAATAGAAGACGTCGAGCACCGCCCAAGTGCCGTCCGTGACCATGCCGCAAATCATGGTGTCGTAATCCGTCTTTTGCGGCGTTGTCAGACCGGACATGGCAGCGAGCGCGGCGCTGGATTGCGAACAAGACGGTGAAAACCCGGAACTGGCGACATAAGACGACGGCGACGGATTCACCCACGATTGCGCATTGGCATAGGTCAGCGTGATGGTCGCCGCCAGCGCCGCCGTATAGGTAAACGTGAAACTCGACGCCGCTGCCGCGGGCGTCACCGTGCACGTGCTGGGCGTGCCGCAACTGCCGACAGACGGCGTGAACGTGCCGCCCTGCGCGCCGTCCGTGATGGTCACGGATTGACTACCGCTGAACGTGGTGCCCGCCAGCGACACCGTGAAGTTGGTCGATGGCGTGCCGACACCACCACTGCCCGGCCCGCTGGCGCTCAACACCGCGGTCGCCGCATAAGGTGATGGCGAGGGATTCGTCCAGCTTTGCGCGTTGGTATAAGTCAGCGTCAGATTGCCTGCCACCACCGGTGTATACGTGTAAGTAAAGCTCGTCGCCGCGGCGGCAGGCGTCACCGTGCATGTGCTGGGGCTGGCACACGTGCCAACCGACGGCGTAAACGTGCCGCCCTGCGAGCCATCCGCGATCGTCACGGTTTGAGTGCCGCTAAATGTCGTGCCCGCCAAGCTCACGGTGAAATTGGTCGAAGCGACATTGACATTGCCGCTCGATGGCCCGCTGGCGGATAAGACCGGCGCATTCGACGTATAGCTCAGCGATCCCGGTACTTCCGCCCAGCTTTGCGCGTTGGTGATGGTGAGATTAATACCGCCCGTCACCACCGGCTTATAGGTGAACGTAAAGCTACTCGCCGCGGCTGCGGGCGTAACAGTGACCGTGGACGTGCCGGTGCCGCCCACCGACGGCGTAAACAGACCGCCCTTACTGCCGTCCGCCAGCGTAACCGTCTGCGCGCCGCTAAACGTCGCGCGATGCAGCGTGACGGTAAAATTGGTGGACGCAACATTCACATAGCCCGACCCAGGACCGGCCGTGGATAAATAAATGCCGGTGGGCAGCGTCGGCGCCGATGCGCCCTGAATGGCGATATTGCCGCTAATGCCGTCGTGCTGGCATTTGGAAATGCCTTCAGCGTGCGCGACCGAAACGCCAAAGACAAGCCCGAAGATGAGCGCCAGACTACTGAATATCGACATAAAGCGAATCACCCGTAGTCGCGCACGTCCCGTAAATGGCGTCGTTCGGCACATAAGGATAATATCTTGCCCATGACGCGCCCGCGGCGAGCGAAATCGAAGCTTGCGCCGCGGTCATCGACACGCCGTTGACGGTAATGGTGGACGAGGTCGTGGTGGTCGCGGGCGTGATTTGCGTGCCGCCAATGAACAAATAACAGCCGTCGCTGGCGTTGTTATTTTGAATCGTCACAGACCAGCGGTTTTCCTGGCCGCGGAGCGTCTGATAGGTGTTGCCCGTAGTGATCTTGGCCGAGTAATTCAGCGTGCCGCGGTTTTGCTGCGCGTAGCTCACCGGCGCGCTCGCCAATAAGAGCGCTGCCACAAGCCCAATCCACCAAGGTCGCATGATGTTTACCTTCTTGTGCGCCGCCGCCACAGCGGGAATATCTGCCCTTGAAACTGACCGGGATAGGGTTGGCCGCCGGTGCCCACCGCGGTGAACATTCCAGTGCCGGCGAACGTGGCGCTGATATTCGTCTGTATCTGCGCGGCGCTAGCGGTAAAACCGCCCACACCAGCGAACGTCGCCCGCGGACCCGATACGTCTTGCGTCGAGGCGGTAAGGCCGCCCGCCGCCGAGGTTGTTGCCGATCCCGAGCGCGCGACCATGGATCACGAAAGACTGATCTGTATGGCGCCCACTGCGAACGCCAGCGTGTCGCCGGACGACATCGAGGACACGGCCGACAGCGGGCCATACCAAAGCATGGTGCCGGTGTTGCTCGACCCGGTCGTGTTCCACATTTGCCAGCCGGACACGACCACCGCCGTGCTGAAAGCAAACGTCAGCGCGGTAGCATTGGTCGCCGAACCAACGTTGCCCGCCGTGGTCACCGCGGCGGCGAAGATGCACGTCTGCCGGGCGTAACCCGTGGCCGATATTTCATTGCCGCTGATCGAGGTCGGGGTTGAGCCCGCTAACCCGAAGAACGTTGCCGTCGGCGCCGTTGGCGTGGCACCGCGCGTTGACCAATCAATCAGCGCCTTCTGCAAGAAGGTGGCGAGCGGCATGTCATGAAAGGGTTATATTTAGCGCGCCGACAGCAAAGACTAAGCTATCGCCGGACAGCGGCGTGCGCGCGGTGGCGAGATTGGCAAACCAAACCATGGTGCCTGCGTTGCTCGATACGCTATCGGCAATAAAAATCCCGCTCACTGCCTGCGAGGCATTGAACGTGCCGAACGTCATTGCGGTCGCCAGCGACGCCGAGCCGACGTTACCGGCCGTCGTCACCGCGGCGGCAAAGCCGCACGTCGCCCGCGCGTAATTGAGCGTGGTGGCGATTTCCGAGAACGACACACTCGTCGGCGTGCCGCCCGCCAATCCGGCATAGCACGCTGCTGGCTGCACCGGCGTCGCGCCACGCGTTGACCAATCAATCAAGCTTTTCTGTAATGGAGCGCCGATATTAGCCATCTACGATCTTCCCGTCGCGCATGATATGCACTTTGGATTCGTCAATGCCCAAGCTGCCAAAGCCGCCGAAGCCCGCCGCTTGCTGCGGCTGCGGTCGCTGAACGTGCATGATCACCAGCGATTGCGCCGATGGATTCACTTGCCAGCCCGCTGCTTCCATCTTTTTGATTTCGGCTTGCAGATTTTCATCGAACGCCATCACCCGCGTTTCATATTCATAATCCATGATCACTCCGCTGCCAGTTGAAGGGGCTGGATGACGTTAAGCTTCTGCTTGACAAGCTGCACGACGGTTTCGGCATTGATGTCTGAGATACAAGCCGCGCCCGGCAAGCCCTTCATGCCGGAATGTTTCTCACACACGGATTTTTCGTCAATAAGCAAGTGACAAGGCCAGCATCGTACCCGCGTCGGATCGGCATGCAGCGTCGTGGTGTTGATCCAGTATTTGGTGATATTTTCCGGCGTTGCGTGTGAGAGCATAATAATCTTCGGCATCGGCCGCATCGCGCACGCCCATGCCGGACCCGTGTCCGGCGACACGACGATATCCGCCGCCTGCACTTGCGTCAGCAATCGCCGTATCGGCCAATTCGGTAGATTTTCCTCGACCGAGCAAGCCAAATGCAAGCCATCCGTCGTGCAATTGCTGAGTCCCGTCTGTTGCTCGATCGCCTTCGCCATGTCGAAATCGCGTTGGCTGGCGCCGAAGATCACCACCGGAATATTTAGCTCTTTGATAATGCGCGGAACCGCGATGGTCGCATACGGCCAGATTTTATCGATGCGCGTGCCCGACAGCACCCAACCGACATAGCGCCCGCCGATCTTGCGCTTTAACTCCTCTGCGCTTTCGACTTCGTCATCATAAGGAAAGAAATTCGGCGCTAACGTCTCATGCGGCACGTCGCAGATATCGGCGACAAAACTCAAATACGAGTGGCCGCACAGCATGCGCCGCATTTTAGCGGGCCAATAATACTGCGTCTGCGAGGCAAGCAACGCACCGGACGCTTCTACCGTGTGCGAGAGATTGGCGAAAAAATCATACTCATCAGCGCGCGCATGAAACGCTTTGAGGAAGTCCAGCCAGTTCTGCGGATCGAGGGTTTGCGCCTGCACGGAAAGCTTATCGATATAGGGGTTATTCTCAAACACGCTCACCATCGGGCCGCCGGTAATGACCTCGACGCAATCATATTTTTGTTTGAGGCCCGGCAGCACCGCGCCCGCAATCAAATTATCGCCAACACCGCCCGCGCGATAGATCGCCGCCCACGTCTTGCGCCGCCGCGGCACAGGCGCCACCGTACGGATCGCTGCGGGCGTGCGGCTGAAATCCAAGCGCCAATTGGCGTTCGGATCGGCAATCGGCGTGAGTTCATTCATATCGATGATTTTATCCTTGGGCACGCACAGCATGTTCACCGATACGATCTTATCGCCATTCATCGGTTGCGGATTGAACGTCAATGGGAAATGCCAGTACAACCGATAGCCCAACTCCATAATCACGCGGATGAGTTGATTGGAATTACGCTCGCGATCGTTTTCCACATAAAGCAACGGCTGCAAACGATTAATCGTTTTCCTTGCGCCATCGATGACCGCAGCTTCCATGCCCTCCACGTCGATCTTGATCAGATCGAGTGCGTCAAACTCGGCGCAATAACTATCCAGCGTCCTGACCTGCACCGCGCCGTTATCGTCATACGCCCCCAACGTGGCAGCGCCGGTATTAATGCCGTCCTTGTCGTAATCAATCACAGTAATGGGGGCGAAACCTGCTTTCCTACCGACTGCGTAATCGAGACAGTAGACATTATGCTGATGACTGTTTTGCTCGATATTACGCACCAGCAATTTATATATTTCGGGCTGCGGCTCGAACGCATGCACCCACTTCGCGCGCCTCGCCAGCGGCACCGTAATGGCGCCGATATTGGCGCCCACTTCCACCACAATCGAAGTGCCATCGATCAAGCTCAGAAGCTTCTGCACTTCGCCTTCGCTGTACTCGCCGCAGCGATCGAGCGCGCCGCCGATGAATACATCGTTGTCGTAATACGTGAACGTGCCGTGGCGGCACTCTTTGGTTTTCAGCGGCATCAGCTTAAGCCAGCGTAAACAATGAACCCGTCGTCGGCGAGCTATTGGGCTCAACCGTAAAAGTCTCACCCACCGCCAACGTCACCGCGGAGCCATAATCCCACCATGCGATCAGCGTTTTGGTGGCGGGCGTCGAATCGTAAATCACCGCATAGCGGAACGGCCCCATCGTGCCGGTGACCGCCGTCCATGTCACCGCGGTCGCGGTGACGGTTTCCGTGCCGGACGCATTGGCGATCGTGATCGCCGAGCTTGCACCCGTTAGCGTATAGCCATTGAGAGTCGCCAGCTCACCCGTGACATCGCCATACACATGCCAAGCCGACGCCGATGGCGCATTGTTGGTCAATAATATCTTGAACGTGTCACTGCTGAAATTCATCACCCCCTTGACCAAATCATCGGTAAAAGCATTGAACTTGGTGTAGGACGAAGCCATCGCCGGTTACTCCTTACGCAGCATTGAGCTTGCTGCGAATCTTGTCGAGTTCGGCACGCGCCGCGGTCAGCCTGCCGCTCACATCGCCAAAGTCGCGCACGGCGTCCTTGTGCTGTTCTTTCATGTGCGCGATTTGCTCACGCAAGACTTTGATACTTTCTTGCAGCTCGTGCGCTTCGCCTTTGAGCTTGTCGTTGGCCTTTTCGCCGTCTTTGACGGCGTCCGCCACCATGCGCTTGTGCCGCTCGTCGGCGCCCGCGGCCAGATCGTCGGCGCTCTTCTGCGCGCGCGCGCGTAGCTCTTTGGCCTGCGCCTTGGCGTCGGCGATGATCTTCTGCGCTTCGTCGTTGGCTTGCGCTACCGCCGCCTGCGCGGCCTTGACGCGCTGATCGGCGCCCTTGGCGGCTTCAATCTTGCTGCGCGCGTCCTTCATGACCTCCGCGCCGTGCATTAAGCCGGGAAACCAACCGGCAAGCCGGGTCATGCTGTCGTAAAACTCGTCTTCTTCATTCATGGCCTTACCTCACGTTTGCGGCGTGGTGCGCCGCAGGAGCATGGTGACCGTGATCGCCGTGGTGCCATCGCCTGCGCTAATCCGCGGACGGATATAGCGCGGCACTTCGGTAATCGCCTTCATGGCGGCGGCGGTCAGCGACAGCGCATTGCCGCCGGTGTCGCTCAAGGTGGCGTAATTGGTGCCGTCGTTGCTGCCCTCGATAATGCACGTCCCGCCGCTGCCGAACGTGCCCGCAAGCTGCACTGATCGGTCAGCGTGGTGATAAAACATATAATCGAACTGCGCGCCCTGATCGCCGTTGTGCATGGTCGCCCATTGCAGCACCCAAGCCGGGGGATTTCCCCCAGACTCCGGCAGCGGCAGCATCGTCGGCATCACCGTTGTCATAGTGCCTCATAGAAGTGCGACGCCGCCGCCCCGCTGGGGTGTCGGGGGGGGATGAGGGACGGGACGACGGCGCCGCTTGCGGTGGCAGCAGGAGACTACCGCCGCAATGGTTATCGGGGAGGTCCGGCCGGGCGCGGTTGCTGCGCCGCTTGCGCCATTTGCTGGCGCTGCATGTCTTGCTGCGCCGCGTCGGCGCGCAGCTTGCGATCAAGCTCCAACGCTTGCATCAAGGTATCGCGTGAGAACTCTTGCGCTGCCTGCCGATCGTCGGCGCCCGCCAAGCCGATACCGGCACGTTTTTCGTCGGCGGTCGCCAGCGCTTGCTCCGACTGCGCATGCGTCTTTTTAACGTTGGCGCCCTTCTGCGCTACGTCGGCGGCGGCGGCTTCCATCTGCAAGCGCTGCATCAGTTCCTGCATCGGATTCGGCGGCTGCGGCTTCGGCGCCAGAAGTTGCATGATGCGATCTTTTTCGCTGCGCGGCAGCGAAGATAGCTCGATCAGCACTTGCGGCGGGAAAGTGCCGGGCGGATAGCCCTTGAGCGCCTCATAAGTCTCATTCATCAGCGAGCCGATATCCGGGCCTTCTTCGAGGATGATATCCACGTCCACGGCGCCCACGGCGTTAACGATCGCCGGGCGGCCCATTTGATCCATGCCCAAGCCGTTAAGCTGAATGAATTGCGCCACGCCCGCGTTGTTGGTCACCCGCAGCCAGCGCTGCGCAATCCATTGCCGCTGCACGGCATTCCAGATCATTTTATAAAGCTGCAACTTCCAGGCTTTGTAGGCGAGCAAAAACGGCCCTAGCTCTGCCATGCCGGGCTGGCGTAGAAGCTCCACGGCCCGACCCGACACGTTGGCCATCGCCTGCGGCGGCAGCATGGAGATAATATTCGCGTTGGCGAACTGATCAATTTCCTGCACGGCTTCGGTGGTGAACTGCGAAAACGCCGCAAGCTCTTGCCGCGTATCGTCGGGCTTGATTTCCTTACCGGGGTTACGTTCCACCACACCGTCCGGCCGCGCCCATTCCCGCCGCGCGACCTCGATATCATCGACCGCTCCCTTTTCAGCGATTAGTCTGCGCGAGTTGGCGATGTGAAGGGTTTTCGATTTGCCCGCGTTGAGCATATCCTGCGGGCCTTTGAGATTCCTAACAAACCCATAACGATCGCCATCGTGATCAACGCCCGCCGAGAACATCTTGAATGAGCTAATCCGCTTGCCGTATTGATTGAAGAACGGCGACAATCCCTGATCGAGCAACGTCGTGGAAACATAATGCGCCCAGCACCATTCGCCACGATGCGCGTACCAATGCTCGACCAGACGCATTCTTTTGGTCGCCGTGATCACCCAGCGATATTCGCGATCGGCCTGCGTGGTCATGTCGGAGTCGCCTTCGATCAGGCCGCGCAGCAACTCCGCTTTGTCGGGAAACATCTCGGTGGCGGCATCGATATCCAGCCACTTGGAAATACCTTCGTAGCGCGCGTCGGTGAAGTCAGCGCGATAGGATTTCGGATCATAGAAATACTCGTCGCCGATCACCCAATTGAGTCCGATATCCGGGTCGCCTTGATCCCCCTCTGTCAACGTCAATTGCACGCCCGCAACGCCGTCAATGCACGCTTGCAGAATCGTCCAAGCGTCCACCGTCTTAAAGTCATTGCGATCGAGAATATAGCGGATCGCCTGCGTGCAGATTTCCGCGCCGCCTTCGGCCTTGGGCGTGCGCGGCAGCGCCTTCGGATCGGTGCGATAGCGCTCGATCAAGCCGACGATGCCCGCGATTTTGCGCGCCGTTCTGTTCCACGTCATCGGCGGCTGATGCCGCCGCCGCAGCATCTGTATCTGTTCGGGACTATATTGGCTGCCGTGATAGTAATGCCGCGATAACTTTTGTTCCTGAATCTCTTCTTCTTTGGTGTAGAGAAAATCTAGATATTGCGTGCGCAGCGTTCGCACCGGCAGAAATTGCGCCCGGTCCTCGTCGCCGATATCGGCTTCCGCAGGCAGCGTATAAGACTTATCCAGCGGCAGATCGCGCGCGGGCGTAACGTCCGGTCCAGAGTTTTGTTGAACCATTTATTGCGGACCTTCGTAGATTAGCGAGCGCCACGTCTGCCGCGGCGAAGCGTGCAGCGAGCGGCGTGTAGAGTTGCGCGGCGGCAGATCGGCAAGCTCGCACCAGCCCAGCCGCGCGGCGCGGCGCATCAGCGGCCCCAGCGCGCGCTTGTCGTGGGTACGCTCCTTGCCGGTGTAGAGCTTCATCACATAATCAGAGTTGAACACCCGGCAGACGCGGCAGGTCTTGTTGATGCACTCCAGCATCGCATCGCACCACGCCGCGTTGGCGCCGCGCTCCGACGCCTCCATGCCGGCTTTCTTGGCGAGCGCGGCTTCGCTGCGGCGCACGCCGCGACGCGGCGCGGGGAAGAGATCGAATTGGTCGCGGCGGGGCGGCATGGTGCTACGCTTCGGTCGTTGATTACTTAGGAGGTTGGCCTTTGCGCCCGCGCCATACCCAAATTTTGAACAGCTTCCGTCGTTTATTTTCGTAGGCAATATGTTTCAATAACTCTTTCCCGGTGATTTTGGCATAGTAGCCGGATGAGGCGGTCACCACGCCGTCGATATCATCCTTGTTCGGCTTCCACAACATGTTGACGGGTAGTGTACCCAACGTCGCGTGGAGGGTCAAGGCTCGCGCCGTGTGCAGCAAACAATGAAAATAATGGTATTAGGATATTGTCCGCCAAAATTTCCGGTCTGTCCGCACATTCGAATGGAGTAGCATTCGCTTCATGACCGCGGATGATGTCCCCATTGCGATAAACCAAAACGGCGACTTCGTCGTTCTCAATACTAACGGGCATTGGGTCCACGCGGCGGTAGGCGTCATTCCAGCAACGGGCACCGTGGTCCTAAACGGTGGATGGGGTTGGTTTGAGGTACATGAAAATCGTCTCAGACCTTTCGCAACACCATCATACACTCAAATCCGCGGGCGCCCCAAAAATCAGGATAGTCTAGTTATCTGTCAATATCTTTGGGTAAAGGAAGACTTGGCCCAATTACACCTATTGTACAGTAATGCTCTCAAAGATTCAGTGGAGCGATTTAATAATTTTGTGAGGAACGACGATCTAAGTGAACCATTTCACGAGAGCAGAGAAGTTCTTTACCTTTTGCTTTACGATATATATTCCAACATTTGGGCGTTATCATATTTAAATGATTGCACCAAGATTTGGACTGATAAGGAGCGACGGTTCAGAGTCGCAACAAAGAAGGTTTTAAGCGACGACCTCCAAAAACAAAAAGCCGAATACAAACGGCGAGAGAAAATAGCAACGATGTTAGCGCGTAAGCGCCCGTGGTGGTCGATCGTGAGTAATGTTTATAAGTCATCCCACTCGATTCCGCCACTAACACCGTCTGTCTGGGAATCCGTCATCCAAAATGAAATAAACATATGGGTAGGCAGGCGGGCTTTGCGTTGGCTAGAGCACCGTGCAGAAATTAGCAAGCAAGGAGAGAACCATGACTGACACCACACAGACTACCCAAGAAGAAGTCCTGCCGAAGCACAGCAATGGCAGCACTGAGCGTATGGTTCGACTTGACATCGAGCCAACTTTTGCGGGCTATCGATACGCTTCGGCCCAACTTGCCGCCTGGACAGTCAGCCAGGAAATCGAAACAACGGT